CTGAGACTACAACAATAGATATGACTGATGAATATACATATTATAATGCAAATACCGTAACTGGTAGTATAGCCAAAAATGCAAGTGCAGGAACATATAAACTTGATAATGGTGAGTGTGTAACTATTTGTTAAAGAATTAAAATAAATGCCCTGCTTCTAATAAACAAAAGGTGAGATATGAAAGATTTAGATAAAGCAATAATAGAAAAATATAAAGAAAGTACCGGAGCAGGCAGTCTATACGCTGCATTGACTGGCGGGATGTGGAATAGCAAAGCACCCCAAGATATATCATTCCCTTATATTGTATTCCACGAGATTAACGATTCACCGGAATATATGTTCGGTGATGAAGTAATGGAAAATACACTATATCAATTTAATATTTATGACGATAGTGATGGCATAGCAACCTTACACGATATTTATGATAAGCTGACCACTCTTTATGATGATGTAGTGCTAACCCTTGATAATTATAATACTGTTCAATTTACTAGGGAATTCAGCGTATCGGAAAAGATAGACGATTATTGGCAATACACGGTTCAGTATCGAGGGACATTTCATAAAAAATAGAATAAGAAAGGAGGAGTAATGCCGAGTAAAACAAATTTTGTAAAAGGTCTGGATAAGATAATTATCCTGGCACAGGGGCCAAGCTGGTATCAGATACCCCATGAGAAACCAAAAAACTGCGAGGTATGGGGTAGCAATAGTATATACCGGGACTATAATAAAGTAGACCGCCTTTTTATAGCACACGATATCAGAGTAATAATGATGCATGATGATGGTGAATTTGTAGAGCATATTAATAAGTTAGGTATTCCAGTGTATACACACCAAAGATATAAAGTATTAAAAAATAATGCAATAATCCCTATCGTAGATCTTATGAACGAATTTGGGCAGGCTTTTTTTCTTAATGTAATAACGTATATGATTGCAGTCGCTATCATGCAGAAACCTAAAACCATACAGCTATTCGGAGTTGATATGAGACCAGATGCAGGTAATGAAACTTACAGCAATGAAAAGGGGTCAGTTGAATACTGGCTTGGAGTGGCAATAGGAAGAGGGATAGAGATTATTAACACTAAAGAATCTTTCGTATTAAAAACAAAACAAGAAGGTAATTTTGAAGGATACAAAGAAAAGGTTCCCCAAGATGGATTGGCAGCTAGATTACCGAAACATGAAAGAACTCAGCAGGGGATACAAAATTATATTCTTATGCCGGTAGATACGGAAATATAAAGAAAGGATGTGATTTAGAATGGGAGTATTACATGGAAAGGATGGTTCTGTTACTTTCAGTAATGGGCAAACTTATGTTAAAAGCTGGACTATAAACTATGTGGCAGATGCACCGGAAACTACAAATTTTGATGATTCGTCAGGCAGTAGAACTTATATTCCGGGATTAAAAAGTTGGAGTGGTAGCTTTGATTGCCTTTATTCGACCGCTAATACTGCAATTCCCGGTACGACAGGTAATGCTATTTTTAAGACTTCTACTGGGACAGTCGGAGTCTGGAGCGGTGGAATAATTATCACTAGTATGGATATAACCACACCTCGAGACGGATTAGTTACTCAGAGTTATAGTTTTCAGGGTTCCGGAGTATTAAGCGCAAGTTCATAATCGGTAATGTTTAATGCCAAAAAAGAGGTGATATCATGCCTAAACCATTATCAGGGCAATATGGTGCTGTATATTATAATGCTGAGCTAACTAATACTTCGACCACTGGGAATATATATTTTAGCACAGGAGGGACTATAACTTCTAGTGGCAATGAGATTAATTTTGAAACCGAAGGTTATTCTACTGGGATGCTAGTTGCTGTTTCTGGTTGTACTACATCTACTAGCAATAACAGAATATTTACTATTACTGGGGTTTCTAGTGGGCAGCTAACTGTAAGCGAACCGGTAGCAGCGGCAGAGCCAGAAGCAGGTGCTGTGACTTTTACTGAAGCCGAGCCAGGGATTCAAGTACTTGGTTTCTTCAATTGGACATTGAATTACGTAAGCGATGTAGAGGAAACAAGTAAATTTGAGGATTCTTCCGGTAGTAGAACCTATATTCCAGGTCTGACTCATTGGACAGCAACGGCGGAAAAATATTTTGTTACTACAGATGTAACAGTTAATAGCTGGGTAGGGCAAACAGCAGAAATACGGTTATTCACGAAGTATGTGGCAAGCCCTACAACTGGCGATCCTGCACAATATTGGGCCGGAGATACCGTTGTTACTGGCCTTGATGAAACAGTTCCAGTCGATGCTTTAATAACTCAAAGTATTAGTTTTCAAGGGGATAAAGCATTAACGCTTACAACTAAGACAAATAGTTGGAATACTACTTAAAAAATATTAAAAATGAAAAGGAGATAATAAATGACAGAAAAAAAACTTGAAGATGTAACTCAAAGCGGGCTAGAAATTGAACTGAAAGGCAAGAAATATAAATTAGGTTCGATAGGCATAATCGATATTGGGGATTTCGATCAGTATCTCAGGAGCCAGAAGCTAAAGCTGGCTGATAAAATTCAAGATAAAGAAACTCAATTGAAAATGATTGAAAAAATAATGAATGAGCCAATAGATCTCGATAAAGAATGGAAAACCTTATCTGGGGTAGTCTATATGGCTTGGAAGTCAATTCAGAAATATCAGCCAGAAGTTACCCTTGAAGAAATGAATAATATTATTGATTTAGATAATTTTGAGAAGGTATCGATAATAATCAGTAATCTCGGCGGTAAGATAGAAAACCCTCCCAAAAAGGCAAAGGCAAACCAATAGATTGGTTTTTGGCCTATGCCTTAATTAAGTATTACTATCATAGTTCTGATGAGGAAATATATAAGATGAGCCTGTATAAGATACAGAGTCTACTAGACAATATACCAAAAATACTAGGCCAAGATGATGAAAACGGATCAGCAGCTTCTGGCCAAGAACAATTAAGTAATGCAGAATTAATTGAGCAAGCTAGAAAATTAGGTTTAAGAGTGCCGAAATATTACTAATTGATATACCCTTAAGGGAAGTGATATATTTGAAACTTGCTGAAGCATTTGTTGAAATATCAACAGATTCTAAACAGCTAACAACTGAATTAAACAAAGCTCAAACCCAAATAGAAAAATCTGTTAACCAGATGTCCCAAAAATTAGCTTCAATAGGGAAAACTATGACAATGGTAGGTGGGACGGTTACTGCTGCATTTGGGGCAATAATAATGAAGACTACTCAATTGGGCGATACCTATGATAAGATGTCTAAACGAACCAATATTGCCGTAGAAGAATTATCTGCTCTCGGTTATGCTGCAAAAATTAGCGGGGCCGACCTTGATACTGTAGAAAAATCATTACGATATTTGGCTCGTGGGATGAATGATGCCTCAATGGGAATCGGCGAAGCCAAAGAAGCCTTCAAGGAATTAAATATATCTGTCACGGATTCAGTAGGTAATTTACGGCCTACTATGGATGTATTAAAAGAAGCTGCTACTAAATTAGCTGCCATGACCGATGAGACTAAACAGGTTGCTTTAGCTACTGATATATTCGGTGCTAGATATGGAACACAGTTACTACCTTTGCTAAAAGAGGGTGGGGAAGGTATTGAAGCCCTAATGAACAAAGCTAAAGATCTTGGCATAGTAATGTCTACTGAGGCGGCAGCAAAGGCGGCTGAATTTAATGATCGTCTGACTGATCTGAAAGAATCTGTAGGAGGAATGGGCAGAAGCATAGGGGAAATATTAATACCACCACTTATCGAATTTGCAGAAAAGGCAGTAGAGATTATTAAAAAGATAAAGGATTGGGCAGAAGCCCATAAACCACTAGTCGATATAATCGTAAAAGTAGGAGCTACTTTAGGTGCTTTAGCTGCAGCAGGTGGACCTATTTTATTAGCAGCTTCTGCTTTAATTAAAATGAAAGGGGCTATAACTGCACTCCAGGCTGTAATGACCCCATTTAACGCCCAAATAGTATTAATTGCTGGGAATATCGTTCTTTGGAAACAAGTTTTTGAAGAACTCAATAAAGTGTTACATTCTTCTCATACTAGTTTAAATGATGTAACTGCTGCTGAAAATATTTTAGCCGAAGCACAACAAAAATTGGCTGATAAACTAGGAATATCGGTTGAACAATTAAAAGAATATCAGAAACAAGGCAAAAGCCTTAGTGAAATGGTAGGGAAAGAATTAGTTCCAAATACAGAAAAAGCCAACGAAACATTTTCCCTCAATGTTAAAGTTACTGGGAAAATGGGAGCGGGTGTAGAAGCAGCAACAAAATCTTTTAAGGACATGGGTAAGGAAGTTCAGAATTCGATTACTCAAATGCAGAATGATTTTATACCCGCCATGCAGGCCGTTGAAGATACTATATATCGATTAACTCATACTGAATACGAAACAACCTTAAGAAATATCAACAGGGAATATGATGCCTTAATCGAGAAGGCAAAAACCCTCCATTATACCGAAGAAGAATTAGAAAATGTTATAAATAAAATAAATCAAGCACGTCAATTAGAGATTGAAGCACTAAATAAATCCAATGAGGCTAAAGATGAGACAATAGAAAAAAATGAAGAAATAGTTGAAAGCAACGAAAAAATAGTTAAGAGTAATGAAAAGATAGCAGATAGTATAGAGCCGGTAATAGAAAAAACTAAAGAAGCAACCGAAGTTGCAGTACAGGCAGGTATTCTTGGAGGAGAAGCTTGGGACGGTTTTACTACTGCTATTAATAGGGCAAGAATATCAATGACTAATTTCACAAAGGAAGGATTAGCTGCGACAATTGCTACGATTAAAATGAAATTTTACCCTATATTACAGGATTTATATGCTAGTCTTGAAAATGCAGGGCAATATGCTTTTTTAATTCAAGGTCAAATCAATAATGTTTTAAAGATGCAGGCTGAGCAAATAGCGACGGCAACATTTGGATTAGAAGCTTACCAACAGGCATTAGCAAGTTTAGGTGGAGGCGGAGGGAATAGCAGTAGTTTTAATGTTCCCGCATACGCATTAGGTACTCCTTATGTTCCAAAAACAGGTTTAGCATTACTCCACAAAGGGGAAGCTGTTATTCCAGCTAATCAAAATACCTATAATACTTTCTCACCCTCAATTAGTATGACTGTTCAAGGTGGGGGAGATGCTAATAGAATAGCACAAGAAGTAGAAAAAGTGCTG